ACATGCGTTTGATTTGGCTAAGCAGAAGGACTTTGTAGGAGCAGCTAAGCAATTAGGATTAGCTCTTATCCCAGAATTAGCAGTTGTTGCAGGTGTTGTTGTTTTGAAGAAAAGTGACTTGCTTAACAAGTGTGATCTTCTCAGCAAAGTATCAAATAAAGCTATAAGCATACTTGGTGATATAAAGGCATTCCTTGATAAGAACCCGCTTTTTGCAGCACTTAAGCCAGCCGTTAATGCATTGAAAGAATTTGCACAGAAGGGTGTTGATCTTGCAAATAACTTATTCTCTGGTATTCATAAAGGAAAAGATGCTGAGGGAAATGATGAAAATGGTGGTAAAAAATCATGGGGTGATAAGAAAAATGATGCTGGAAAGAATCCAACACATCATGACCGTCCACAGGGACCTAGCAATAAATTACCAGATAACCAGGCTGGACAGAAAAATATACCAGGTGACATCAATGGTGTGAAGAAAGAGTCATATTTCGATGATATATTCGGAGATGGCGATATGTTTACAGAATCATATGATTTCAACTTCTAATTTATAGGAGGGAAATTATGATTTTTGATAAATTAAATAAAAGCTTGAAGTTGATGAATAATGACTATAATCGTATTCAAACAAAGTTTGAAAGTATAGAATTATCATCAGTACAGGTATCCAGAGATATTGCAACAAAAGTATTTTTGGAAAATGTATCTTTTATGGATGCAAACGCAATGTATACTGAAGCTGAAGAAGATTCAGTTGAAAAGAAAAAGAATGTTTTTAAATCACTTGTAGAGTGGTTCAAAAAAGTATTCAATACAATAAAAGAAAAAATAGCTACATTGGGTTCTCATAAGACCAAAGATGAAATGGTTGAAGTTGACCCAGATATGATCAAGAAAGCTGAAGAAGTATCTAATTATTATAAGAAGATTAAAACATCTCTCGCTAAAGCTAAAAGAGGTGAAGTTGTTGCAGCTTCTGAAGAGTTAGATGAAGTACCAGTACCAGATGCAATCAAGTCATCTGATGATACTGTAACTGAAGCAGCTAAAAAAGTTCAGATGTCTAAAAGTAAAGTTGATTCTATCGTTAAAGATTTAAAAGATATCAATGACGATATTGAAGATACTGTTGATGGAATAGACAAGAGTGTTGATAAGACAGAGTCTGGTGAGTATATATCAAAAGCAAATATTGTTGGTAAGATACTCAAGACAATAATGATAGCTATTGCAAAGATAATAGGTCTATTAGTTGCAGCAGTAGTGATTGTAAATGTTACTACAGGTTCATCTAAAGAATATGCAACATCAACAAATAATAACTATATCGGACAGAAAGGTCAATTGAGAATAGGTGTATCATAATGAGTATGTATAAATCACATCTTAATGGTATGGCAAGAAAGATGGCTATCTTTGACTATACTATGGAGAATGAAATGAATAAAATTTCAACCATATTGGAAATGGTTGATATAAGAGCTAATCAGGTACATAACGACATAGAAACAAAGATTATCCTTGAAAATGGAACTCCTGAGGATATGGCATATATGTTTGAGGAAGCTAACGAAGAAACTGTAAAACAGAAAAAAGGTATTATAAAGAAGATTATAGATTGGTGTAAGAAGACATTTGCTTCTATCAAAGCTAAGATCGAAAAAATCACAAAGAGAAGTAAGACAGTACCCGATGGTGAGATTGGACATGTTAAATATGAGATTACTGTTAAGCTCAAAGGTGAAATGAAAGACATTGATGAATACTACAGAAATATTCAGCAATCATTAAGCCAGATGAATCGTGGTGATTTTATTTCAGCAGCTGCATCTCTTGATGGTATAAAAGAACCAAGTTCAATGGGTACAGTTACTGAGTCAGAGTCTACTGTTGAGATAACAGAAGATGAAAGAGATAGAATGGTTGATGAACTTGAAGATAAATCTGATACAATCGAGCAGGTAATTGATTCAGTTGAGTCAAAGATTGATAATGAAGAGAATGTTGAAGTTGTTACAGCTGCAACAAAATCATTACCAAAGCTTCAGAAGTTGTTAAATGCTATTGGTAGAACTCTTAGTGGTTTAGCTGGAGCAGTAGCAGTTAAAACAGCAGTTGCTGTTAATGCTATAGAAAACAAGTTTGCTAAGAAGAAACCAGCTGAGGAAGCACCAGCAACAACAGAATCATTTAGTGATCTATTTGATGACTACTCAATGTATTTCTAAGTAAATAAATATGAAGTTGATATCTAATAGTAGATATCAACTTCATATATCTTATTTTTTATATTCTGATTTAATCTTTTTGTAAAGATTGTATATCTTTTCAGCTTTCTGGTCATCACTAAGCTTTTTATCACCTATTATTTTTATATACTGGGGTGAAGTTACTAATAATCGTTTTACTTCATCATCATTTTCTGAACTAAATGCTTGTGCCATGTATGATGGTATTGATGATACTGTATTATACATAGACATCAAATGTGCCCATGATGTCGATACTCCCATAACTGTTTTACCGCCAGATACTATTTTCTTAGCAGTTTTTTTAATAATACCTTCAGAGTCTTTTGCTTGTGTTTGTGATGCGTGTAATAAAGTAGTCAACTGATTTTTATCTTCTGATGAAATATTCTTTGATTTTGAGAAGAGTTTATTAAGAGCATCACTTGCTGTATTAAATCCTACTTGAGCAATCTTTAGTAGTTCTTTATATCTACCACCAGGTATCAATATAATTGATGCAACAGCAACTGTTGTTACTACTGGGTGCTTCTTCATAAATTTAAGAATAAGCATTCCAATACCTTTTATACCACCAGCAATTTTAGATATCAGTTCACCAAACTTATCATACCAAGCTTTTTTCTTCATGATATCTTTTTCAAAATTCTGTGGTACTGCTACTTGCTCATCATTACCTAATATCTTATCTATTATATTACCAACCATTGTACTGATTTTTTTAAATATATCTCTGATAACACCTATCAATTTGGATAGGATACCATTTTCTTTATCATCAACAATATTTTTTTCTTCAGTATAGTATGTATTGTTAATAAATGATTCTATATAGCAATCATATTCTATATTTTGATATTGAGTAAATAAATTATCGAATTTTCTGTATAATCCCATAGTTTTTATTATCCTTATCGTTTTTATATCTTAATTGAATGTCATTATATGGTTTAGGAAAACGATATATTAATAAAAAAATGCAAAGGAATAAGGTATTTAATTATGAATATAAATAGCAAGATAGATTCATTATTCTATATGTATGACTCTTTTGATACAGATATGTATATAGAGTCATTTATCGATGATAGTGGGTCTGTTAAAATATTTACAGAAAAAGCAGGTATGCTATCAAGAATAGTAGAGGCTATTAAAACACTGTGCCAGAAAGTTGTTGATACTATTACTGGTATTGTAGATAAGATAACATCTGGTTTTAAAGGTACAGTTCAAGTTCCCAAAACTACTGTTGAAGAGACCAATAAACTAACAACATATGCTGCTGATTTGCAGAAAACTGTATCTGGTGGTACTAAAGGAATTGCAGCAAGAGCAAAAGAGTTTATTAAGAAACATCCAAAGGCTACTGTAGCAGGAGTTACAGCAGCTGGTGCCGCAGCATTTGTTATATTAAAACCTGATCAGTTTAAAGAGCTTAATGAAAAAAGAAAAAATGCTATTAATCAGATTAAAGGTGCTATGCATAATATAAAAGTAGGTGCTGAAGTTGTTAGCCCAGAAGAGTATGAAAAAGCTATGAAGGGTAATGGTAAGAACAAAGGTGTTGTAGTTGATGCAGCCTGGAGAGAGGTTTCTAGTGAGAATGCTGACTTGTTAAGAAATGTTCAGGACTGGGTTCATGGTGCTCAACTAGAGACATCAAATTATAAGTTAATAGATGCTGCTTAATAAAAAAAAGATGGTTCAGGACTTAGCCTGAACCATCTTTCTTAGACGTAATACACGATCTGTTAAATCGTGTATCAATGCATCTTCCCTTGATGGGAATGCATTTTTGTCAAGGTTAGAAATAACTGCGTAATGATGAGTATCATCACGCAACTCTTTACAAGCCTCTTCGCCTAATAAGTAATAGGTCAAGAGGTTCACTTGAGCCTCTAACTCATTTATAGAGTTAGGGTTTATAGCTACGACATTTTTATTTCTTTTCATTTTTTATTTCTCCTTAAAGACTTAATTTATTATTACACAGAAATAATATATTACCGCGTTTCTTTGATATACGGATAAAGAAAATAGGGATAAATATACTGGCAATGACTTTACAATAATTTAATACTTGGAAAGGACTGAAATTAGAATGAAGTCTAAAAGAAGAATTTATTGCAAATTCTGTGATTATTTCTGTTTTGACCCAGATGATTATGCTTCTCATTTAGAGAAGAAACATGCTGACTCAATTCCTGAAGATATGACTCCTCACCAGTTTGCTTATTATTTAAGAACTGGAAAGACTCATGGGAATTGTGTTATATGTAAGAATAAAACATCTTGGAATAAAATCACTAATAAATATAATAGATTTTGTAATAACCCAAAATGTAAAGATAGATATAGGGAAATCTTTAAAAATAGAATGGTTGGTAAGTATGGTAAAACAACTTTACTTAATGACCCAGAACAACAAAAAAAGATGTTAGCTAATAGGTCTATTAGTGGTAAATACTTATGGAGAGACCATGTACATGAATCTACATATACTGGTAGTTATGAAAAATCATTTCTTGAGTTTCTTGATAAGATAATGAATTTTGACCCTGATGATTTATTATCACCATCTCCTCATACATACTGGTATATGTATGAAGGAAAAAAGCATTTTTATATACCAGATTTCTATGTTCCATCACTTAATCTCGAGATAGAGATAAAAGACGGTGGAGATAATCCTAATATGCATCATAAGATACAAGATGTAGATAAGATTAAAGAACAAGCTAAAGATGATGTTATGAAGAATAATCAAACTAATTATTTGAAGATAGTAAATAAGAAGAATGAGGATTTCTTAAAATATTTATCATTAGCAAGAGAAAACTCATTAGATGATAAAGAAGAATCTATCTATATGGTAGAGAACTCTTTAACTATTGATGAGTTAAATAAAATATATACGGAGGGATACAACGAGTGAATTGGAAATATAAAGAACCCTTAAAAGATAAGAACGTATTTAAAGAGATAGAAGATAAATATGATATAAAAATTCCTGATACACTAAAGAGGCTGGTAATTGATGCTAACGGTGCAACTCCTGAAAATTATAGAGTCATGGTTAATAATACTGAGAGAGTACTTTCTGTTGTATTGTCATACAATAGAGGTGACGATGATTCTGTTTATACATCTCTGGACAGATTTGTAAAGAAAGGATTATTACCATTCGGCAAAGATCCATTTGGTAATATATTCTGTATAGAACTGAAAAGTAACAAGGTTGTATTTTGGAATCATGAATTTGATAAGACTGTACCAGCTCACTCAAGTCTATCAACATTCATTAACAGCCTATATTGATGATGTAAAAGGAAAAGTGTATGATGGAATATGATTTTTATAACTTAGATAAGTTTGACATTATTTTCTTATTTGAAAATTTAGAGTCTTTAAATTTATCAACAAAAACAAAATTAATTATTAATAAGGATAATATTATTAATAATTTAGGTAATGAGTTGAGTGATTCAGAAATTTCTTATTTATCAAATATATCATTGAATGTATCTATATCTGATAAACTTACTAAATTACCAATAGAAAATAGAGTACAACTTTTATCTCCTATAATATCAATGCGTTCAGAATCAATAGAAGATATTGTTACTGTAATAAAAGCTTTTCGTAATCTGGTACGTGGATTAGGAGATAAAGAATCTTATGAACTATATAATGCTTTTTATAAGCATATATTAAAAAATAAAATAACTGTATATAGTATATTACAGAAAGCTTTAGAGTCTACTGATGAGGAGTTGTCATTATTTAGATCACCTATCAAGACAATCTATCAGTTATGGATTTCAAGAATAAATACACATGTAATTGCTATTGCAACAAATATGTTATATAATGCATTAAAGATAGATGAAGAAGAAATTCGTGAGTTCTTAATACATTCAATACAAGTATTAACAGATTATGGTAGTGAAGATATCTTGCATATATTAAGACAGGTAGAAGATTCTGGATTGGCTGAATATGATGTTCCTGAAATAAATACAATTGATGTAGATGTACCATCAGAAGATATATCAGAGAACATAAATATTATAGGGGATAATCTATTTTCAGATAGACCCCAATTTATACACGATTTAAAGAATGAAATCGTTAAATTAGATACTGATAGTATTATGCGTTACATAGGTCATCAAGACCATATATCGTACTCAGTAAACCCACAGTCATTAGGATATCTTATTAGTAATAATGATTTCTCAATTGCTAAGGTTAATATAAGAGATATGGGAATGTATACCATAGTAAAATACGAAGGTATCTTATATCTATTATTTGAATTAGGTGGAAATACAATACAAGGAATTAGTTTTCCTGTAGAAGCTGGTGGTGAAAGAAAGATATTAGCTATACCAGTAGATACAAATGTAACATATTCTATAAAAGAACCATCTATTGAATAATTAAAATAAATAGCATACATAACTAAATATTAGTGTGTATGCTATTTTCATTATTTGAAAAGAGTTATATACTATTTCTATGTACGAATATAAAAAAGTAACTAGTTCGTGCAATAAGAAACTTTATAAACTTAACAACACAAGAAACAAATAAGGAGGATTTAAAGATGTTGGAAGTTGGAATTTTAGGTTTAGGAAACACAGGTAATCAGGTTGCGTCTCTTGCGAAAGAGAGACTTGGTATACCGGTAATAGCTATCAATTCTTCAGAGAAGGATTTGGAGACAGTTCCAAATAACATACCGAAGAAGTTGATAACAGACAAAGATGGATTGTCATCAGGTGCAGGTAAAGATAGAAAGCTTGCAAAGAGTTATTTAAAAGATTCTATCACAAACCTGCTTAAGGATCAAGAGATAATAGATATGATATCACCACTTGATGTCGTATGTATTGTAAGTTCCACAGGTGGTGGTACTGGAAGTGGTACAGCTCCATTATTAGCCAATATTATCGAGGCTACCTTTGCAGATACAAAGGTTATAATGGTTGGTGTATTACCTGTAAACAATGAGGCATTATCTGCTCATGTAAATACTTTGGAGTATCTCAATGAGTTATACAAGGTAATGGAGAACCAGACATATATGTTATATGACAACGATAAGTGTTCTGGTATGCCATCATATAAGCTACTTGAGAAGGTGAATAATGAGATAGTAAAGGATATTGATGTACTTAGATGTACATATAACTTTACTACTAAGTTGGATAGCATCGATGACAGAGACGCTAAGAGGCTTATCTCATTCCCTGGAAGAATTGTTATTTCAAGAGTAGAAGATTTCAAAGAGAAGGATACAGACAATATGAGTATCGAAGATATGCTCATCGATAATATCAAGAAAAATTGTCATGTAGACGCTCAGAGAGATAAGAAGATTATGGCATCTGGAATAATTACAAATCTCTCACAGACATTAACTGAGGAGTTTGATAATAATATTCCGAAGGTTAGGGATTTCACAGGAGATCCAATTCATGCGTTTAATCACATTTATGTGAACGATGATAGAAAGATGCCGAACAATGTTTATCTTATTATGTCAGGATTAACACCAGTCAATGATAAGATTAATCTGATATCTGATAGAATAGAAGAAATTGAGTCAAGACAGAAAACTCTGGAGAGTGAAGATGCGTTATCAGCAGTTGGACTTGATGCACTATCTTCAAAGATATCAGATAATAATAAGGTTAGTGATGCAACAACTGTAGACCTGAAGGATATATTCGGCAAATTCATGTAAAGATAAAAGTAGATAAAGTGATAATAATTTATCACTTTATCTACATCTTTGTAATGATGTATTAATGGTCGAGTTGTTGATTCATTATACAAAACAAAATTTATTTTTTGGAGGTACCTTTAATGGGAAAAGAAACTAAGAAGATTAGAATCAGCGATAACGTAAAAGAGTTTGCAAAGCTTACTCTTAAGAAGTACAAGAAAGAAAACGGTAATTTCTTTGATTCTAAGAAAGAGGTTAAAGCATCTTACTACATGTCTTTGGTAGACCTATTACCAGATGTAATAGAGTTTGTAGTTAAGTGTGGACATCTACAGAATCAAGAGATTCAGGATATAAAGACATTAATCTATCAGAAGTTGACAGATTATGACTTTATTAAAGTAGTAAAGAAGGAGCTTAAGGGTGGTAATAAAATAAAGAATATTAAGTTATTCCCAATTATCATCAATGAGATTCTTGAAGAAGCAAAGAAAGTAAACGATCAGCTCCTTGCTCAGAACAAAGATGCTGAGACATACAGAATGGATGATATTCAGGAACTTCTCCAGATTATTCTTAAGAAGAAATTAAAGAAGTTTGCTAAGGCAGGAATTGATGCAGCAACATCATTGGATGTACTTTCAGTTATTCCATGTGATGATGCTTTAAATATCAGCCAGTTCTACAGAATTAAATCATTCTTTGATTGCCTATATGAGCATGTAAAGGGAGTAGCTATTCCATTTGAGACAATAATGGAATTAATAGCTGATGAAGAGTATTACCCAATGTTTATAACATTTGCTCTTCTTGAAAGAAAAGAGAGATTTGCTAAGTTTACAGAAGCACAGAAAACTCTCTATGTAGATATTTCAACTTGGTGTTTCAAGACAATGGAGTCAAGTAAGACTGATACCATCAAGTCAATTATTAATGTCTACATCAACGGAAGAAAGAGAGATGACTCTCAGGGTAAAGACGGAAATAGAAGATACAACTTGGCTACATTAGTACCAGATGATTATCCTAAGATAACAAAGGTAATCAATGCAATGCTTAGTCAAGATGAAAGCATTAAGAAATACTTATAGAAAGGGTACTCATGTTATACGACGTAAGTATCGGGAGACCGAAAAATAAACATAACTGGGAGATTTTCAAAGATAAGTATGGTTCTACTTTTGTATCTTCCAAAGCATTAAAACAAAGGATACGATTAGGTGGAGGGGTTGATGAAATATGCAACCCTATCGTATCTAAAGAAGACCTAAGTGTATGGGTAGATAGCTATATCACTGGATATGAACTATGTGACAATATAAAATTTTCTAATAGTAATAGGAATATGAATCTTACTGCTATTAGATTAAATGAAAGAAATGATTCAGATAAGATGGAATACAATATCTGCTATGTAAGTTTTAATCCATCTGAATATGAATTGATAGACTATAGTTTGGCACCACAGGCTGGTGTAAATATAGTTCAGACCTTTAGGTCTTGGAATGATTATCAGGGTTGTGCTATTCAATACACTTCATTATATAGTGCATTAATTAAAATGACTCTTAGAAGTGTGAAGTCAAACACATATCGCGATATAATGATAGGTGTTGACGAGAAGAATGACATAAAGGTAGTTGTTAGACCACTTGAAGAACTAGAACTACTGAATGCTCGTGAAACGTCAAAGAAAATGAAGAATGGTGGTAATAAAACAAAGCATTTTGGAATTACATTTGCAAAGAGATTTATTCCTACTATAGGAATATTTGTCAATGCTGGTGAAGGTGATGATAAACTTTTAAGTTTAAGAAATAATGCTGTGTGCGATAAAGATGCTGTTGTTATAGCATTAGAAGATGAGAAATCGTTATTCAACATTAGCGATACTGTAGAAAAAATAATAGTAGATGAATTGGTTAATAAGAAGATCAAAGCTATCACTATTGTGGATTTGCAATTACCACCAGACTTTTGTAAGAAGTATAATATAGATTATGTGTTTGATTATAATCTAGATACATTTAAGACAAAATGTATTCGTGGTAAATAAAATCAAATAGTAGAAGTAACTATATATTATTTAGGTGTAACCAAATAATTTTAATTTCAAAAATAATAAGGAGGGGCTTTATATGGCTCAGAAGAACAAACTTGTAGTAAAGATTTCAAGCATGCTTTCAAAGAAAGGTGAAATCAAAGGCAGTAACAAGAAAGAAACAAAGGCAGCAAAAGATGGCTGTCCTCATTGGAAAATCAATAAGAAAGGAAAAGTAGTTCCTAATATTGATGTAGTTGGCGATTATGCAATTTGCCGTGGTTGCGGTGCAAAGATCCCGCTCCAGTTCTACGACAATGATAAGTTGAAAGAAACACTTGGTGGTATGAAGGAATTGAATAACCAGGCTAAATTCTTATCAATCGCTACCAACAGTGGTGAAGAGATGTCAGCTCTGTTCTCAAAGACTGGAGTTCTTCTCGGTATCTATAAGAAGAATTATAAGAAGCTGAGAAAGATTGCAGAGAAGCAGTCAAATATCACTGGTGGTAAGAAAGGTAAGAAGAATAAGAATAAAGGAAATGGTGGAACATCATCAGATGCATTCGGTAGCTGGGGTTCCATGTAATTCATAAAGTTCTTGATCAAGTGCTTTAAGTAATTGGGTATGTGTGTAATGCACATACCCATATTTTTTTATAAGTATCATTTAAATAAAAATACCCGAGTACTACCTCGGATAAGATAGTATTTTTAAAATAACAAAGATGTAAGTCAAGTATTTAAAGTAATTGATAATACTTTGAGAAAGGAATTAGGTTATGTATAATGATACAGAATTGATGCACCTTGAGAACGATATTCAGAAAATACAAGTTAAAACTAATATGTATATTAATGAATATGGGGAACAAGGTGCGTTTCATTTGGCTAGGGAGATTATTCAAAATAACTTTGATGAGTGTATTGACCCAGAATCTCCTGGTAATAAAATAGACATATCTTATGATATGGATACAGATATATTGACAGTATCTGACAACGGAAGAAGTTTTAATGAAAGCAAATACTCAATGAGAGTTTTCATGACTACTCTCCAGAGTGGTAGTAAATTTAATAGAAGTGCTGGAGTAGATAGTAGTGGTGAGTTTGGTGTAGGTATGACAGTAGTTAATGCCTTATCAGATTATTTCAAAGTAATTGCTTATAGAGATAAAGAAGAAACTATACACACTGTAGAATTTAAAGAAGGTGTATTAATAACAGATAAGATAGAAAAGAATAAGAAAGGTTTAAGAGGTACTACTGTAGAATTCAGAGTATCTAAAAAGTATATGGGTAATGATGCTAAATTACCTATAGAAGATGTAATGAACTGGTTAGATTCTTTATTTTATCTTAATTCAAATAACTTGAAAAAGAATAATATAAAAGCAACTCTTACTGTATATGAAGGAACCGAGGTTGTAAATAGTATTAAATACAAACCAAAAGATTTCTCTGATTTAATAACAAAGATAATTCCATCTTCTTTAAAGAAGAAAGATTTATCTGATGTTTGTTATATTAGTGGAGATACCAAATTAGTAGAACCTACTAAAGTATTAGTAGAAACTAAAGATGGTACTACAGAAGTTGCTATGCAAGATATAGAGAAAAATATTCATATGGATATAGCTTTCTTATATTGCATTAATGAGTCTTATAATGACCCAGCATTATATGATACATATTGTAACTATACAAATACTACTGATAATGGAACTCACTTAGATGCATTTGATGAGGCATATTGTAGATGGTTACAAAATAAAGTTAATGAATCAATGAGTGAAGCTCAAAGAAATAAACTTAAAGTAACATGGGAAGATTGTAGAACTAATTTGTATTGTGTATTAAGTTTATCTACTAATGCTCAAGTAGGATTTGTTGGTAATGCTAAACAAAAGATACAGTGTCCAAATTTAGTTCCATATATGAAAGAATTAATCAATAATGCTTTAGATGAGTATTTTAATACTAATAGTGGATTACTTAATGATATCATTAAGATAGTTAAAGTTAATACTAAAGCTAGACAGGATATGATTAAAGCTAAATCTGCTACTAGTATAGAGAAATTAAATACCTTCAAAGAGCATGAAATGAGTAACTATATTAGAGCTAATAACACTGGAAAGAAATGGAAGGAGCTAGACTATAAATGGCTCCCATCACAGCGATGTGATGTAAAAAACCTCTTTAACTGCTGGGAACTCCGAAGTGGACAATCAGCAGCCAAGACTTATAGAAATATAAGTAAGGTTCAACGACTAGGGAAAGGCTAAGTGTTACATACTTAGAACCGAGTAGGTCCAATCATAGGGCGAAATGTAGGTGAGATAATATCAATAAACCGAAACGGGAGGCTCTCTAATTTATTAGAGATGAAGATATAGTCTGGACTATATAGAAATATATAGATTAACAATTATCAGTTTTTAGTCGAAGGGAATTCGGCATCAGGTTCAGCAAGAAATGGTTCCGACCCAGATACACAAGCATTCTTCTTATTTAGAGGAGTGACTTTAAATCCAGTTAAATGTACATTAACGGAAGTTATGGCTAATAAAGAATGGAGAGATTTAGTTACTGTACTGAAATGTGGTATTGGTCCAAAGTTTGATTTATCTAAATTATATTTTGATAGAATTAATATATTCACAGATTCAGATATTGATGGATATAATATTTCTGCAGGTATGTTAGCATTCTTTTATATATTCATGCGACCTATAATAGAAGAAGGTAAATTATATAAAGTGTATGCTCCTCTGTATTCATTACATGATAAAGAAAATCCATTCGTTATAACCAAATCAGAGTTATCTGAATTGTATCATAAGAAGATAGCTAAGCAGTATAAGATTAAACTTATGGGTACTGATGATTATATGAGTAAAGATGAAGTACTCGATTTCTTATCAGATACTTTTGACTATATGGAGAATTTAACGAGAGCTGCTAAAGAGAGTGGAAATATTAATAAATTCCTCATCGACGAAATTATTAGTTCGTTAGTTGAATTTGGTGTAGTAAGAAGTGAAACAGATTTTGATGATATTGATAAAACTTTCAGTAATCAGAAATTCATTACTCAGTTTATGAGTAGAATTCACAAGAAGTATAAAGAAATAGTACTAGAAGATGGGGCTAGAATAACTGGTGTTATTGATGGTAAATATGTACTAATAAAGATATCAAAAAGATTCTTTATGAAGACATCGTATATTATTCCAATAATACAAAAGTATGGTCAGGTTATTGAGGTTAAAGAAAAAGATAAAGACCCAGTTAAAATGACTATAGCAGAATTCTTAGAGTCTTGTACCAAATTACTTCCCAAGATTAAAACCCGTTTTAAGGGACTTGGAGAGTTAGATGGTAAAGAGTTATTTAAGAGCACACTGGATATTAATAACAGAGTATCTGTTCAGTATACTGTAGATGATGTTGAAAAGGAATTGGGTATATTTAATATAACTCATGGTGGTTCAAAAACAGATGCTGAAAAGAGAAAAGAGATGATGAAGGCTTATAAGATTAAGCGTGAAGATTTGGATAATTAATTGAGAGGTGTTACAAATGTCTAAGAAGAGTAAAAGAAATAAAAAAGATATCCAGATGGATAATAAACTGGATAAATTATTAAGTGACGAGTATGGGGAAAGATTTGGTAATGAGAAAATTATTCAAAGTAATATTGCCGAAGCTGCTTTAGAATATTCAAAACTATTTGGTGCTAATAAGAACTTGTATAGAACTATAGCATCATTAATAGATGGATTAAAGCCTGGTAAAAGAAGATTATTCTATTCTTGGTGGGAATTGGAGAATAAACCAACTAATACCAAAAGGGAAACTCTTAATAGATTGAGGTCTATAAAAGTAGATAGATTATCTTCAAATACTATTAACTATCACCCTCATGGAAATACAGCAGTTGATGATGTTATTGGTGGAGAAGGACAATATTGGTCTAATAATGTAATGACTATAGTTCCACAAGGCTCTTATGGAAATATGAGAGGTGATGAGCCTGCGGCTGGAAGATATAGAGAGGCTAAATTATCAGAGTATACAATAGATTGCTTCTTTGAAGATTTTGATAAATATTGTGTACCAATGAAACTTGGATATGATGGGGAATTATATGAACCAGAATTTCTACCTGCAAAATATCCACATATATTATTCAATCCACAGTTTAGTGGTATTGGTTATGGATTAGCTTCCAATATACCACCTTTTAATGTGAGTGAAGTGTTAGATGCTACTATATCTCTTATAAAGAATCCTAAAGCAAATATTCTATTAATACCAGATTCACCAACAAGTTCTGATATAATAGATAATGGAACTTTTAAAGAGATGAATTTAACTGGTAGGGGTAAAGTTGTATTTAGAGCAACTTCTGAAATAGATTATCAGGATAATGTAATAAGAATAACTTCTTTACCTTACAATATAAACTCTAAGTCAGTTATAGCAAAGATAATTGAATTGATTAATAAAGGTACAATTAAAGATATACAAGAAATTCAAGATAGTACTAAAGAAGGAGAAGTTGATATTAAGATAAAGCTTAAACCATCAGCTAAACCCGATTTAGTATTAAAGAAGTTGTATAAGAAAGGTACTGGATTAAAATTCACATATCCTTGTGGTATTACTGTAATTGATGATTATCAAGAATATGAGTATGGTATAAAAGAGTTATTACTTAACTGGATTGATTACAGATTAGATATAGTTCGTTCTATGTTCTTAAATAATCTTCAAATTACTCTTACTAAACAAAAGATGAATGAAGTATTATTAATGGTATTCAATAAGAATAATATTGATACTACTATTAATATAGCAAAGACATCTAAGAGTAGAAAAGAAACTATAGAGAGATTAATGGATAAGTTTAAAATAACTTCAGTACAGGCAGGTGTAATTGCTGATATGAAGGTATATAACTTCAATGAAGATAGTTATAATAGCTATAAAGAAGATAGTATTAAGCTAGAAGAAGAATTAAACACCATTAATGAAATTCTTCAAGATGATAATAAGTTGGAAGAGTTTGTAATTAACCAGCTTAAAGAGGGAAAGAAGAAATGGGGTAGACCAAGAAAGTCTAAGGTAGTTAAAGAAGATGATGAATTAGAGAATATTCCTGATATAGATTATATAGTAGGAGTAACTCAATCTGGATTCATTAAGAAAGTACCTGTAGAAGATTCTATCTCAATTGGTTCTATAGGAAAAGGTAATGATGGTGCATTATTTGTATTCAATATTAATAATGCAGAAAGCTTATTGATTATTGATAGTAGTGGATATGTATCAAAGATAGCAGTATCAAGTTTACCTGATATGACTTATGAGGATACTGGTGTAGAGTTAAGTAGATTCTTTACTGTTAATGGAACAGTAAAAGCTGTTATGGAACTACCATCACCAGAAATCTTTAATATTCAAAATGAGAATCTCGGTATAATATTCATTACTAAGAATGGATTAGCTAAGAGAGTTCAGTTATCTGAGTTTAAGAATATTACTGATAATAAGCAAGCAATCAAATTAACTGATAATGATGAAGTAGGAGCTGCTATATTTACATTAGATAATAATGCAGATATAATTATTTCTACATTTAATGGTAATGGTATTAAGTTACCATTAGATGAGATTAGAAATTATGGATTATCAGCTCAAGGGTTAAATATGATAACTTTACAAGATGATGATTATATTGTAAATGCTTCATTAGTAAATAAATCTGATAAGTATTTATTATATATAACTACATCTGGTAGAATTAAATTAACTGAGATGAAATATTTCCCTACTATGGAAAGAAGAGGAGAACCTGTTAATCTTATAGCATTAACTGGAAAAGAATCTTTAATAGGAGTAGTAGGAGTTAATAAGAATAATAAAGTTATAGTATACAAGAAGAAGTCAGACCCAGAAGTCATTGAAGTAAAATCATTAGATATTGATACAAGAGTATCTAAAGGTAGAAAGTTAGTAAAAACTGGCTCAGGTAATGAGATAGTAGGATTTAAAGTATTTAAGTAAAAAATGGTTGGATACAGGATGGTTACGAGTCATCCTGTATCCAATTAGTTTTACTGAATTATAAAACTAAAAAAGAGGGGCTTCTTGTGAACTATTGAAAACTCAGTCCAATACGTATCGCAAATGTATATTTGGGTTTGATGAGATGGGGAACAAAATAGGGAGAACTTAAAACCCATCCCATCCTAATTAATAGTTTAAAAAATATTATTTAATTTTTTTTATATTCGTTAAGCCCCCAGAAACATCATAATAAACTTGGTGTATAGTGTTATTATACACCCAAATACATTAAAATGAAAGGGTATAAATTATGTCAATTGATATAGAAAGAATCATTAATGGTACTCCTGATAAGAGAATCGTTAATGCTTATAATACTCTAAAGAATGATTATACAGAAGAAAATGCTGGAAGATATAAAGAAGTATACTCAAATGAATCAATCAGTTCTATCTTAGATAATGCTGAGATAATATTCTCTGAACCTTTCTATGGAACTGATTTTTTTATTAATTTAGCTAAAGCAAATGATTGTATTTGGTTTAGTAGATTTGAGGAGATATACGAAAAGATATCGAGTTTCTATGATAATTATGCTACTAGGATGAATGAAGTCCAGAAAGAGCGTTTAGCTAATCTACAAGATATAATGCATGAAAAAGTTATTACTTCAATGAATGTAATAAATTATGCATATTATATTAGAGATAATATTGGAGATATAGAATTCAGACTATTAGACTATATTAGTCATGAGAATATTAATGCTATCGAAGATACTATCATGGATAATCTTGATAATGTGATTGTATTATTCACATATCTACCATATGTAGCAAATGTATTCCACCCAGAAACTCTTGATAAGATAGCAGAGCATCTTTTGGTAGCTTGTGACATAAATAGCGATTTCGATAACGAAATGTGGTCTACATATATCGAATGTGTTATTATGGCTAATAAGCTATCTAAAGATAAGAATTGGTTAGAAACTTTCCATACCAATATCAATAATAGAAGTTTGAGACAACTCTTAAGAGAATTCATTAATACTGATTTGAATGAAGTAATCAGTAATATGAATATCAAGAGAGTTAAGAGTGTTCCTCATCATGTTTCTATAGAATCTGCTATTGATGACCAATTGCTTAATATGGAATTTGGTGATATGAATTTTGAAGAGAATTCAATTACTAAAAAAGGGTTTGAGGATTATACGAGAATTGCTTTTGAAAAAACTTCTGAGCATATCGGTATAGAATATTCTTATACCAATAATACAGAATCAACTATCGAGGGATATTCTCTTTTTCGAGAAGCCTGTTCATTAGATGATGCTTATACAGCTATAAGTGCATTTGTTGAAGCAGAAGAAACTAACTTCGAAGTAGATAATAAAGACAATAGGGATTATTTAGCTAGTACAGCTAAATCTCCTAAAACAAAAGAATCTAATTCTGGGAGTAGTAGAGATTATGTAGCTACTAATTCTAAAGCACCTAAAGCAAAGAATGTTGCTAATAGTATCCAGTATAAAGCAATGGATGCTGAAGCAAAACAAATGGCTTTATTTGGTAAAGTAGCTAGAACAGGTCAAGATGTTGTTAATGCTGGTAAAGCAGTAATGGCACTTCCAATGAATGTCGTAAAAGAGATTAAGAAAGTATCAGATGATTTAGATAAAGCTGATGATAATAGAAGAAAAGCTTTTATGACAGACCCAGGGTTTAGAAAGAAATCTTTTCATAACTTAAAGATGGCTATTATGTACGGTACTGCTGTACAGATTAATTTAGCTTTACTTCCTATTCTTTTAATAATAAGGCATTTTAGTAAGGATAAAGATATTCGTATTAGAAATGAACTTATTAGAGAAATAGAGACAGAAATTAAAGTATGTGAAGAGAAGATAACTGATGCTAGTTCAGCTGGTGATAATAAAGAGAAGTATAGACTTATTAGAATTAAGGAAAAACTTTTAGCAGAATTAGCTAGAGTTAAATCAAACTCTAAGTATGTATAAATTCATAGAAAGGAATTTACTATGATAATTACTACTTACAAACAAGAAGAAAATAAGTATGGTCGATTCTTCTTAGCTACTGAAGCAAAACCTCATGCTAGTCATGTACATAAAAATACTAAGGTATTAAATATATCACCTAATAGAGGAAGAAGAATTGATTTTAATAAAGCTGCTGGTGGTGATGAAGACTATGAAGAAGATGACACCACTCCAGCAGAAGATGAAGACATGGATGATACTGATTTCAGTAATATGAGTCTGGAAGATGATGATGAAACAGCTCTTGATACAGACGATACTGATTTTGGTGACATTGATGTAGACGATGAAGAAAATAATACCGATGACATGGGAGATGGTGGAGATGGACCAGATACTGGAGATAATACTGACTTTAATACCGATGATGGGGGCGAAACTCAAGGAGATGCTCCCGACACTGGTGACACTAATGATGGGGGCTCTGGTGATTCCCCTGATACTGGCGATGGTACTGACTTTACTGATACCAATGGAGACGACGGTGGAGATGGATCAGATCCTAACGGTGACAACCCTAATACTGATGACGATCCTAATACTGATAATGAGGATGGTGAAAAAGGACCGGGGTTAGAATACGCCTCTACTAGAAAATATGCATTATTTTTGAATTATGAAATTTTGTTAAATGCACTGACTAATTATATTAATAAGCTTGAGAATAATATAGGTGATGATATAAATACTAATAAGATACTTAAAGCTGCTTGTACTAAATTAAGAGAAATAAAAGATTTATGTTATGAGTATATGCTAATGAAGTTTGAATTAGATACTTATGTTAAAGCTTTATTATTCTATCAGAATGCTGTTATTATGATTCAATCAGTATTTACTCTATTAAAGAGAATAAAAGTTCATAAGAATAAATTAATAGATGCGAAAAATGGTAAAAAGCCTGTCGCTAACAAGCGAACATTGAAATAAATAAATTTTAAATTGTAGTATTCTATAGGTTTTATAGTGGTTATTGAAATAACATATAAAAACACATATATAATTTATAGGATATAATAAATTATTACAAAAAGAAAAGGACGAAGGAGAAGATTAAATGGTTTCATTTTTATCAAATTCCGCCTCTGACTTTGTAGCAACAGAGACAGTCGGAGGATTTAATAATCACATAAATATGAATAGCTTCGATGATATCTTCACAGAAGCTTACAATCAACTTATGGTCAATGGATGTGACGTAAAGGTTGACATTAATACACTTATCAAGAATCAGGGTATGTTAGCAGCTTATAAAGAAGCACTTCTTGATCAGCTTGCAACAGAGACAGCTTCAATGAACAACGATATGGATAGAGAGTATGGTACTCATAGTTGTTTATATGAGCAGATTTCTGATATGTTTGATAACTGTGCAAATGACCTTGTTACAGAGGCAACAAGAACAGGAACACTTCTTCCTATAAAAGCAGTAGATTTTCCTGTACTTATTAAGCAGCAGCTTAAACTTGCTTCTAAGGATATCATCCAGACAGAAGTTACAAAGTCTCCAATAATTAAAAAACATATTGAGCAGACATATGTTGTTGATCCTAAATCAAAGAAGAGATGGAAATATCCACAGTGCTTCTTCACAGATGAGTTTAAAGAGATTTATTCAGCTGGTAAGGGTCTTCCGATAAACCCAACAGGTACACTTAAGACTCTTCCAATATATGAGTTTGATGTTCTTGATACAACATTCACACCTGGTGCAACAACCAATGATGAGCTTAGCTTAAATCTTTACATTGAGAAGGTACAGGCTACAATTACTGGTACTACATATGATATCACACTTCCTCAGCCAATGAGAGTAAATCTTTCAGATGGTACATGGCTTGGTGGTAAGATCGATACAGAAGTTGAGGATACATCTCATACAAAGCATCCAGTAAAGGATATCATTTCAGGTTTCGTTGATTATTCTACACGTAAAGTTACTCTTAACAATGCAGCTGGAGTTATCACAGGTGTTTACATCAGTGGTACAGTTTCAAATGAGAGAAATGAAAGAGCAGTTACATTCGACTATGCTCGTGAAGAGAGAGAATGGAAGATTGAAGATGGTATGAGAGTTGATGTTCCATACTCACTTGAGGAGTTGGAAGATGTTAAGGCTCTTATGGACATCGATCTTTATAAGAAGACATATAACAACATTGCAGATATTCTTACACAGATGGAAGACTCTACAGTACTTTCATGGCTTGATGATCAGTTCAAGAAGTATGATGGTGTAGAGCTTGATCCACTTCAGTGGAATAGCTTCATTACAAAGGATATCTTTGATTGCAACGGAATGGGTATTACAACAGCTCTTCCAAATGAGTATATCGAGAAGATGTTCAAGTTCAAGATCGATAGACTTCTTCAGGATATCGCAGATAAGGTTAAGATGGATGATTTCACATTCGTTATCTATGGTAACCCAAGATTCATATCACTTCTTGATTCTGCAGTTAACTGGGTAACAAGACCAGGTTCTGTAACAAACGGTGTTAAACTTGATTATGGTTACGGAATTACAACTTCTGGAGACATCAAGGTACAGGTAGTATCTACAAAGAAAGTGAATGCAGCTTACGATAAGGTTGAGAAGACATTCAATGGAATTAGAATCATTCCTTATCCACTTTCAGAGGAGCAGTTCACATTCAAACATTACAAGTATACAACACACATCTTAACAAGCCAGAACAGTGCTTATCGTTCACCGAATCTTCCTGGTGGTAGCTACACATATCTTATGGGAACATCAAGATATACAAATGCAGCTGTACAGGGAATTCAGGCACAGGTTAAGCTCAGCAACCTTGAGAAGTGGGTTAAACTGTAAATAAATTTTTGATCTAACAAAAATATAAAAAAGATAAAATAGTTAAGATATTAATATGAATAATGAGAGTATAGATTAAGTTCTATACTCTCATAATCTTTTCCGTATTTCAAAAAAAAACGATAATATACTATTTATGTGTCATAATAAATAAAGTATTTCAAGGAGGAAATAAAAATGAGATTTAGAGAAATACGTGAAGTTAAGGAAGTTAATGAAAGAGTTGGTAAGAAAGAGGAAAAGCATTATGCTTTTCAAGACATTAAGCCAACGACAAATATAACTTTCGAAGAATGTGAAGCATTTTGGGAGCAAGTCTTCCAGAATGGTTTTGAGAATTTTAAAGGAGAGGAAGAGGAATAAAACCTCTTCTTTTTTTTCGTCATAACCCTTTAAAAACAAGGTAATAACTTTAATATATGAAAGGTGGTATATTTATGAGTGAACCCATTTACAATAAACATGAATACTCTAACCTTGATTGGAATGAATCAGAAATCTCTAAAGATAAAAGAGCTAACCAAAAATACATAGATAAGAAAAAGAAAGAACTTCTTAAAATGGAAAACAGAAGAAGAGAATTAGAACTTCTTACTGTAGAGAATATGTATAAGCCATCAAAAGAGATGTCTGAAAGAAGAAAGAAATTTACTACTACTAAATTCTTAATGTATTTAATCCTTGGAAATTGTTTCATTATTGAATTATATTCAATGTGGACTATGATTTTCTTAGGAGATTTAGGAGCATTAAGTTCTTTAATAGGAGCTGTAATAAGTGAGAGTATAGCATTTGCTGTTTACTGTTATAAGTCTTTTAATGAGACTAAAGAAGAAGTAAAAGCACAGTTAGAAAGAGATAAATTTGAAGCATCTATAATGGATGTTAATAGAAATGGTATTGATGATAATTTAGAATTGGATTATTATATAGAAGATGAAGATACCAATAATTCTGATATAAAAGCAGATGCAGAATAAAATCATAGATAGAGAAGATAATAAGTCTTCTCTATCTATGTTCCTTATCCATAAAATGAAGTTATGCGATAATATACTATTTCTGTGTAATAATAAAATAATGATTTTATTATTATAATATTAATAACTTTGGTGACCACGACCATTAACGGTGGAGAGGAGTTTTTATGTCATTAACATTTTCACAAATTGAAGAGTCTTACCATAACTACTTGGAGATTGAGCCTTATCTTTCAGATAAGGATAAACTCAATTATTTAAGAGGCTTTCAAGAGCTGTTAAAGCTTTACAAGCTTAGTGCAGAGCTTGAAGCTGTAGAAGAGACTATCTAAGAAAAAAGAAGGACTGCACATCCTTCTTTTTTTATTTAATGATATACTATTTTAGTGTATAAGAAGTGTAATAAGTAAACATGTCAAAAATTAACTCCAACTTCTTATACAAGTAAATAACCCTATCGTAACTCCTTTCCACGGTAGGGCTCTATATTCCATTTAGGTGGTGATTATGCCCCCAAATTCTAATCACCACCGCCTTATGTATTTTGCGACTATTCGTAACATAGTTGCAGAATCATCTCGCTTTGAGACTGTGTTGAGGTTAGAGCCAACACAGTCTTTTTTTTTTATCAAAATAAAACACATACTAATAAACTTATATTTTTTAGAAAGGAATTAAATTCATGACTGGAATTAATAACTTTACAAATCTTATTCAGGGACATTGGACCAATATCGTTGTAGTAATTGCTATCGTTGCTGGTTTAGTAAGAAGCATTATAAACTACTATACAATGAATGAGGAACAGAGAGTTCAGGCTGCTCTTAAAGTAATAAGTGAAGAGCTTATGAAAATGATGGTTCAGGCTGAGATACAGTGGAAAGATTATAAGAAGTCTGGCGAACTTAAAAGGTCTCAGGTTATAAAAGATATCTATAATCAGTTCCCATTCTTATCAAAATATATGGATCAGGATAAACTTGTTCAGACAATCTATGAGATGATAGATAAGCAGATGGACAATATGAATGAGTTAATGAAAAAGAATGAAGTTCAATAAATAATTTAGATACTAGGTAGAATTTTTTATTAATTCTACCTAGTATCTATTTTCAAGAGAGATGTTACATACTTCTTATGTTGTACTTATAATAACCACAAGCAAATAATACTAATAATAAATAAGGAAAGGTCTACCCTCCTCTCTATATGTATTATTTTTTTGGTTACTATAATGTTAGCAGTAAGATAAAAAAGAGGTCGGATAGTCGACCTGTTACATAGTCGACTATCCACAATGAAAAAAAAGATAACTCATCATACCTTCGAGAGCATACTCACAGGTTACTACATTGTTATATAGAAATAAAAAATTAGATAGGGATAGTTTTTATCTATCCCTATCACCAGATTATAAATATAATCTATACCCAGAATATTATTACCTCAGGTCTCAATTGAGTGTTACCTAACTAGCGAAAGGCACTAGCGTTTGTTACTTTGTGATATGTAATAATAATCTATAGGTATATTTTAAGAATTACTTAGAGTTTAACAAAAATGAAAAAATCTGTCAAAACTAAATGTCTTGCTAGGGGTCTACCTATCCCCTAATTATTTGTTACTAGGGTAATAAAATAATAGTTGACTGATATTAAACCAATCAACTATTATTCTATTTTTGCTATTAACAACACCAATATATTGATCCTCATCTATATCTCACGATATATATGTCACCCGTAATAGGATTCTTTTTATTTTACGGGTTACTAGAGTGTTATATAACTAAAATAATTATAAATATTCATTATCTCACTATAAAGCTTCGTAATGATATGAGTTATATCAATATCATTATATTTATCCTTATAATACTTATAATAAAAATCATCTATATTCTTTTCTGTTAATTTAGGAAATAATCGTGATGTTATATCAGTCTCTGGAATATCTTTATTATTAATAAATCCTTTTACTACTTCTTTCTTATCAAAGAACTTTTCATAATCTTCTTCTCTTATAGAGAATAAATTCCAATTATTACTATCTCCTACTTTATCAATTATCTTATTTAAATCAACTCTTAATTCTTCTACTATATTGGCATTTGTATTTAAATCTAAATACTTATCTAACTCTTTCTTGGCTGGTTTTATATCCTTAATATAGATACATCTACACTCTGGATAAAGAGTTTTTAACATATCTGAATAATCTGGGTTTAACTCGAGTACTAGCTCGGATACTTTTTCTTCATTAGTTTCTTTACCACCAATACAATAAGTATAGTCTATTATATAGACATCTCTATTTAATATATTAGATACTTTTGTAAGTAATATATCCATTGTTGCTTTTTGTTTCTTACCCATTTACCCAAGTTCCTTTCTTATCTTCTTATTCATTGCTTCTACTGACGGTAAATTTAACCATTTATTTGCAAAAGTTAATATATTACCAGTTTGGTAATTATCCATTACTTCCTTACTTATATCTCCAGAGAATGTATCATTATTTCCTTTTACAATATGAACATCAGTTATTCCTCTATACTTTAAATCACCACCTCTTGAATTGAATTGAGATGAATCTAATATCATTTTAAATATTAAAGTAGATGGGTCTATATTCATTCCTATAATACAAGATGGATAAAATTTACCCATATCAAAATCAATTGAATATTGGAATAAGAAGTTTGTTGGTTTACCAAATAACTTCATACCAAATTTCTCTATTAATAATGGATTACCTACTAATGCTCCTTCGAATGATGAATCATCTTCATCAGTATTTTCATCTCCATATGAATTATCAAAACTATTCATATTATTACCAGTAACTAATCCTTGACTTAAATAAGAAGCATACTGTACATATCTAAGTTTTAAACTAAGTTTAAATACTTCTGAATAAGGAGTTGTATTAACATAACTTGTTAAGTAGTAAGTATCCATATCAGAAGTTCTTCCCTCTATTCCTACCTGTAACAAAACGTCCTTTATATTATATAGAATATACATTAAATAATCTACGTAAGAAAGAGTCTTGATTGTACCAACTTCACTATAATCTAACTTACTATCTCCTAATTCTTTTTCAGCTATTGCTGTAAGTTTATTTGACCTTAATTCAGATTGTCCTTTTCTTAAAGCGGCATAAATAACCATTTGGTCTACAAATATTGTATAAGAAGATAAATTAAACCAACTACTCTTTTCTTTAATAGCAAAATGAATCATATCTTTCTTATACCAGCATTCTTTAGATGGGAAATCTGGATGACACATAATATCTTCTGGATTTCCACCAAGTATCTTTATTCTATTATATATGAAAGGAATATCGAAATCCATATTCCATATACCAATCATATCTAATTTTAATTTATTTATTAACTGCCATAAATGAACCAACATCATTAATTCATTCTGGTAGAAATATATATTAAAATCAAAGTCTGGATAACTCTCACCAAACTTCTCATGTATCTTCTTCTTTAATTCATCTACATTATTTGACCAATATTCTTGCTCTTTCATTCTGTGAGCATACATATCTCTTTTTTTCTTATCTTCTTCTATAGCATACTCATCAGTCAATGGTTTCTTAGGAGCTTTATAATCAACTCCAGTAAGAGCAAATGTATAACTTCTTTTAGCATCTACATCAATCAATGTAACTAAATCAATAGGATTATATAATGGGTCTGGACCACCTTCCATGATATCAACCTCTATATCTAGAAATCCTAATGATAAATGCTTTGGTCTATTATTATCATAATTATTTTTCCATTGTAATCTTTTATATGCTCTAATATCTATATCAGAACCAAATACATATGGATATAGCTGAACTTCATTCAATCTTCTATAATCTCTATTAGTAAAGCATTGTCTAATAAAGCTTTTACCTTGGTCTCCTATTTCTTCAGCTATTCTAAATATCTTATCTTTTTCTTTTACCTCTACAGGTACTAAATTTTCTAATTTCTCATAAGTCTTATTATGCCTATGATTTCTACAATCAGGTTTCTCAAAATAAATTAATCTTGTAGGATTTTTCTCTATAGATAAATTCTTTTCACCAGTATCTAAATCTTTCCATATAGTATAAAGATAATCATCAGCACCTTTATTATTTACATACTGGATATCTATGAGCATTCCATTATCTTTCGTTAATCCCATATAAAACCTCGTTAATTTTTAAATATTCTCATATCAGCTAATATTCTGTTCGCTACACTATCTTCGGAGTTAGTTGCTTTTAATATCTCTTCTACAATTTCATCTGGTATATCGATATACACATAATTAGCCTCTGTAATAGGTGTTGTAAGTGGTGTATATCTTTTAAGTTCTATTCTATATTTTTTATCTTTCTCGTTCATATTAGTAATTCCTTTCACTATTCATATTAAGATTTATGTATCTATTATTATAGGAAACTAAGCTTGAAACATCACAGTAATCTATAAAAAATCAAGGTAGGTAGATAGAATGAGCGATTATTATGACATTGAAAAATCTACTTCTAAAAAATCTAAAAGAGAAGAATTACTCGATAAGCTAGAGTCAATGGATATTGATACTGGTTATGATTCATATGATGACTCAAATTCTTTTTTCCCATCTTCTACTATGAAGATTAAAGAGAAGAAAGAATCTAATGATTATGATTTATCAGACCAATGGTTTAATGAGATGATGTCTTATCAGGAAGTTAAACCACATAAATCCAGTAGTGCTTCTGATGTTTTTGGATTAGAAGGAATAGTATTAGGCAAAAAGAAGAAAAAGAAAAAGAAAGATGGTAAGAAAGACGAAGTTGATTACAAGAAGGAATTTGAACCAGAATCTTTCTTATATAAAAATCTTCTTGTAGAGCAAACAAGATTTACAGAAGCTCTACAGAAAGAATACGATTCAATTAAATCAACTAAGTCATCAGCTAGAGGTTCTAGTAAACAGATGACTGATTTAATTTCCAATATAACTAATGCTAGGTCATTATCAATGCAATTAATTGATAAGCAGGTTAATATAAAGAAACAGGTAGCTGAATTATCTATGAAGCAGAAGAAAGAACTTAGTGCTGGATTGGATAGTGAAGACTTATCTAACTTCGGTGCTACATATCTTAAGAATCTTCTTAATAATAGAGCAGTACTGTATGATGGTGGACAAGGTACACCAGAAGTATCTGAATACTCTGAAGATGAGATGTTTGAAAATATCAATAATCTTCTTGATGGAGATGATTCTATTCAGAGAGCTGAAGAAACAGAGTTATATCTCAAGTATGAGAATAAGAATGTTACTATCTATGTATGTATAATAGATGATGATGTTGAGAACTATTACTATCTTGCTAAAGATGAGAATGGTGATGTAATATCAGATTATCCATTACCATCAAGAACATCTATTAGCGTTAATAGATCAACTAATATTGCTACTGATGTATATGGACAGAAATACCCTATTATATGGGGATAAAATAAATAATGAAGATGATAGAAATTTTATCTATCATCTTCATTAAATTAAATCTTAATATCGCCTCTTACTTTAACCTGTAAGAACTGGTTGTCATAATCTGGTGATGTAGCAAAATTACTACTAAATCCACCAGTACTATTTAAACTTATGTGAACTTCTGTTAATACATCTGTAGTTCCTACTACTAAATTTGTAGCAGCACCAATAATAACTCTATTAGTACATTTCTTCATAACATCTACAAATAGAGTATCTGTATTCTTTGTCTTGATTGGTAAATCAATCTTTACTTTAAGTTCATTTACATTTACTAATGTAGAATTTTCTTTAATAGGAATATTCTTAGTAGCTTCATATGTATAATCACTTCTTAAATTAATTCTCCAACCACTCTTTTTATAAATCCATTCAAATGCAGGATAATTATAAGTAATATTACTTTCAGCAGAAGCTGTGAATCTACTTAAATCCTTAGGCATATTATCTGGATCCCATACAATATCTTTGTCTCTTACTTTAACAAAGAATGGTACATAATTTCCATGTACTGGATCATGTGATAATATCCAACCACTGGAACAAACTTTATCTGCCATTTTAGTATCCTCTCTTTATTATGATATTGCTTTAACCAACTCTGGATAGAAACTATTCATTCCTTTTATATTTTTAACTACATCTGAAATTATTGGTTGATTAACTACAAAGCTTCCAATCAATACTGATGTAATTGTAAATAAGAAATAATGTAAAGTCTCCATTCCAAATAGAGCAGGAGCACCAAATGTGTTAATATAACACTGGGTAAAATATCTGAAGTTTAAAGCTTTTAATCTTGGATTACTTCCTGATAAGAATGCTATTACTTTAGCTATATCAGAACAATCAGCTTTCTCCATTTCATCTTTTATCAATAATAATTCTCTTTTATCAACAACTTCTTTAGTTTCTACTACTGTAGCAGCATAAGTAAAATTAACATCTTCATTAGTACTTTCCCATATTCTAGTCAAGTAATAATATGATATAACAAATGCTACCTTAGTATATAAAACTGGGTCTATTGATACAGCATATTCTTTATTCAATATTCTCAGAATCATATGTGTATATATCTTAGAAGATAATCTCATTAAACCTAATGATTTTCTTACTTTCATAGGATTAGCATTATTCTCTAATGCTATATAAGCTCCTTCTATTAATACATATAAATCTTTCATACTCATATTCAAATATTTCTCACTTGAATTCTTTTCTGAGACTGTTAATGTACCATAATTATTTAAGAAGATATAAGCTCTTACAGTTCCTGATGTTTTCATAAGAAAGAATGGTAATACTTGTGGTATTCTCATATCTTTAGGAGCCATCATAAGAACTATACTACCATTATAGAAAGAATCCATAACAGCATCTACATTAGGAGATAATTTAGTTCTGTTGATATCATTAATCTGATTTTCTATATGAGATTTTTCTATTCTAATTCCACCTTTAATAGCTGAAAGCATTATCTTTGTTAAACTACCATTAGCATTGAATGAATTATATAAAACGCTATCAGATAATGCAGCCTCTGTAAACATTGAATATTTTACTGGTGTATTATAAAGGTTATTCATTCTCTTTTCACCTTTCATTTTATTAGTTTAAAACCTTGTTTTTCAAAGGGTTTATTAATAAAACCCACCCAAAAACAGTCAGTTAAATACAGAATATAAGGTAAATGCTTATATTTTATAAATGAAGAAAGGAGAGATTGAGGCAATGCCTAATAACCTTCCTGAAATATTAAAGCCAGCTTTAATGAATAATTCCTTTGATTATGATTCAATGGAAGCTGCTATAAAGAGGGCTTATTATAATTCATATTATTACTTATACAAAAGACAAGTTGCAGAAGTAAATTATAATGAATTTTTTTATTACACGAATGATATAGATAGTCGTAAGAGACATGAGTCTGGAAGATTTTATCTTAATAAATCTTTAAAAGCAGTCTTTGAAATAGATTATGATATAATTGGAAATGTTAATAGAGAAGAATATAGAAGAAGTAAATTTTATCAAAAAGAATTTACTTTTATGGATATGGTTTATAATCCACAGATATTTTCTCAATTACCAATAGTTATAATTGATAATAGATTGATTTATGATTTACATATATCTGTATCAGAAGAATATACAAGGTTTAGATTACCATTTGGTAGAAGTTTTGTTTTAAAGAATCCTCGTAATCCAATAAATGACCATGTTATTTATAAAGACCATAGAGTTCAGGTTATTACTATAGACAATACTTACTACCAAAGATTTTTATATAATAAAGCTACTTTGTTATATGATGATGCAAGAAAAACTATCACTCTAGCTAAGTCTAAATTAATAGATGATGCTATTGCTCATATTACTTTAGATACCAATAAGTATTACATGAAGAAATATAGAGTGCAAGATGTAAGTGAATTTACTGAAACACAAAAAACTGTAGTTAAAACAGAATTAGATAGAAGATTAAGGAATTTGAATTTCCCTGATACTAGAGAGGGAATTTTCTTCTTATCCCTTCATTTCCTGAATGATAAAGATAAAGATTATGAATTAGGTACTTCTCTTATAGAAGTATTAGATAATGGAGATGGTTCTTTTACATGTAGTTTACCAAGTAATATTGCAAGTAAAATAAAAAACCATAATTATTCAATTTATGTATCTTTAACTTTCTTTAGAGGATTGCATAAGCATGTATTCTATGACGGAAGTGATATAAATAGGTCAGAGAATAATGCATTTAAAATGATGGTTATTGAAGATGAGCATGGTGAACCAACCAAATCTCCAGTACCACCAGAAAACATGATGGTGTTTAAAAGAACTCCAGATAGAGAAGAATTTTATCTTGAGAAGAATACAGACTCAGTTAGAGTAATGAATACCAATATTTATTGGGTACTACAAGATTCTGATGTAGATGAGAATATAGGTATTCAGAATGGAGTAAGAAACGGATTAGAATATAAAGTATATTATTTCTATTACGATATACCTAATTTAAAATATAATCAAATATTGAGAAATTATAATAGGTTAATTCGTACCGTTTATCCTAATCAGAAATTAGAAGAAATAGTTTCTAAGATAAATATGAATAGGTTGGAGGCATCGGGTAGAGTAACACCAGATGGACAAGAGCCTGATTTCAATGGTGAATATAGAACTGTAATTCAGAACACTCAACCATACAGTATAGAAGAATACAATGAGTTCGCTTATATCAAAAATGTAGAGCAATTGGGTGGAATGGATAATTATCCACCATTCGAATTGAAAAGAAGTACATTACATGGTTGGATGAAATATGATACTAATATTCTTAGAGATTATGTATTAGACCAAAAGAAGATAACCTCTTCTTACTACCTATTTACAAATACATTAGACCTTACTACAAGATTAAGAAGAAATACTGCTACTGAATTAGGAGCAGGTAGTCTTTTTACTTTTGATGAGGATAGATATGTATTTGCATTTAATAATTCAAGAGAATATCCTGTTAGCTTAGATGCAAGAGTATTTGTTGATGGATTATTGGTAGGTGATGTATATCAGGAAAGAAAGAACTTCTTAGAGTATTTCTATATACCAGCTTCAATGGTAACTAATGATAGTTTCATAGAGATAGAATTATTCCCAAGATATAGATATACTATACCTGTTAAATTTACAGCTCTTACAGATAAGAAAAATATAACTCTTCCCAAAACAGAAGAAGTTGTATTTCCTACAGCTAAAGATATAATACTTACAGAACCTACTCCAGATGGAGAAATTCATTATGATTTGAATCTATTGGATATGGTAACACATTATGACCGAGGTGATATTGTCTATTCTCCGACAGCAGATGCTGATGCATACGGTAGCGTTGCTTGGGATAATGTACCATATAGATTTACAAGATTGGGTTCAGTTACAGTAAGTACTAATGATAGTAGTATGCTTAATAAGAATCTCAATTTCAGTGTAAAGAAGATTCCTACTATGAGTAGATTTACTACTGATGTTGCTGGTTATGGATTTATAGAAATAGCTTCTAATGATTTCCAATTGAATACAGAGTATATTCGTATATTCAGAAATGGTAGATTAGTATCTAGAAATAGATATAGATTGATTACCAGCTATGGATATCCTAAGATACTTATTCATCATTGGTTGGAAGTAGGAGATATAGTTTATATAGATATTACTCCGTATAGATATAACTTAAAATATAGACGTGATGAAATAGATATATCTAGACCCGAGATAGCTATACCATTTACTACTGAGAGTGGTACATGGGTTCCAAATAAACCATTTGATATCAGATACTATGATGTATATTTGAATGGTAGAAAGCTCAGTATCAATAATGTATTCAATTTGAGTCCATATGAAATTACTCTTGCTAATATTAAATCTAAATATGATTTAGAGATATATGAGAAAGAGAGAGACCAAGAATACTTTGCAATAGAACCTACCAGTATGACTACTGCTCTATTAAACTATAGTGACTATTACAATGGTGGAATTTTAACAAATGAAGATATGAAAAAAATAGTTCATGATTATATAGAAGAACAGAAAGACCATAGGTTACATATTTATCCTAACACATATGATGAACCAAGATTTGACCAAGGTGAAATAGATTTATTCTATGCGATTTATTTCTTATTCTATTATGATGAACTTATACCAAAGAAATATTACAATCCTGATTTGAAGCAATCTAGTTCTAAATTGATGATGGAGAACTTCATTGAAGTTTATAATAAATTTAAAACTTTACCATACTCTGATTCTGATAATGAAGAAGAGAAAAATAGAAGACGCTCATATCCAGATATATTATATTTGGATCCTGATGATTGGGTCGATTCTAATGATGGACCAAAACGAAATACTCCTGATGGAAAAGTACTAACTTGGGTTATTGGACATTCTGAAGAGGCTACTCAAGATATGTTGAATACTACAGTTAATATACCAGAAGGTAGTAACTTAATATAGAGAAAGGAATAATTGAATTATGCCTGGAGTACAAGATACGAGAAGTGCATTAAGACCCATATTTGTATCAAAACCAGATATGAGATTTGCTACTTCATTTCTTAGTATAGAGAATAGAGACTTTGCTGTTAAAGGTGAGTCTATTATGGATAAAGCTACTGGTGAAATCTTTACTAAAAGAAAAACTGATGGTAGAGTAGTTAGCTTTTTCCAGAATAAAAAATATTTACACGACATGATGATGGAAATGAGATTATTATTGAATAATAATCCTACTTTCAGATATCCTGGTGTAAATGATAAGAATGCTTACTATGTTAATACTGATTATGATGTAATGAGTATTAATAGAGAAAGAGATATAAATATATTTACTGATGATATGACTATAGATAATACAGACCCAATGTCTGAATATAAATTGGAGTTTAAAGTATCTAAGAAATCAAACGGTTTCTTTATAAGATTAACTTCAAGAGATTCAGATAAAGCTGCTATCGAATATATCACTAATCAGTATAATGCAAATATAAAAGGATATACTGGACACAATGCAGAATTCGTAACAGAATCTCATAAGTTCAATAATATCGAAAAATGGGATTATATAAATGCAGCTATTAGTTATACAGTAACAGTTACAATAGCTGGGGCTCCACAAGAATTTCCTGCTATTGATTATTGTAGAATTAATGAAGAAAGTTGTATTAAATTCCCAAGTAGTATAACTCCTGCAATAATGGAATCTGCTGATTCTATTAAAGTTAAAATAAATTCTATCAGATATGATAAGATTCATTTTATGATAAGACATCAAGCTGAGATTCCAGGATTTACAGAAGAATTAGCTAGATTTAGATATCCAGATAATCAATTGATTGTCAGATATATTAATATTGCTTCTTTTGTAGATAAAAGTACAGATATAGAACTATTAGGAAACGAGTTTATAGTTGCTTTAGTAGATATCCCTTACTGTAATAAATATATGGATAAGATGAATACTCTTATCACAAACGGTGGTGGACAATTCTTACTATCAGTAACTAGACCAACTGACAGTAGTTGGAAGACTAATGGTGTGTGGGCAGAGCATGTCAGAAACTGTTATAAAGGTGGGTTTGAAATTGAAACTCATTCTGAAACAGATTTGAAACTCTTAGAAGACTATATTGCTAAAGATACAAATATTGACTTCTTATATATTACAACACACCGTCTTGATACTACTGATATTTATGCAGAGGAAACTCCATAGGAAGGATAGTATATGGGATTACAATTATTTGGTGTTCAGAATCTATCATATAAAGACCAAGACCAAAGTAATAACTATTTAATTAGTGGAGATGATTCAAGAGTAAGTAATGTTAATGTACCTAATACAATACCTGAGTTTGGTTACTTGACTCCATCTGAATTAATAGACTTTATTGCTACTGATGCATTAGGAGATAGATTATCTTCTAAGTATACAAAGGCTGAGGTTAATGAATTATTAGATAGAATCAGAATCATGGTTAGAAGTATGATTCAAGAAATGAGAAAAGAATATAAAAGAAAGGAGTATTAATCAGTTATGCCTAGGAAACTACCCAAGACCGTCGCTGATACTTTACTACATGTAAAAGATACAGATTCGACGGAGAAAATTATGTTACCTATAACACGATATAGAAATATATTGAATGCTCCAGGGGTTATTAAGACTCCTACAGATATATCGGGTGCTCCATTTGTATTGTATGAACAATCAGAAGAATTAGTACCTGTTGAAAAAATAAGGAAAATGGTTGGAGGTATAATTTAATGCCTGAGTACTATACAAAAGATGAAGTTAATGAATTATTAACAAGATTGAAAACTGAGTTGTTAGCTGAGATAAGAGCAGCTAAAGAAGAACTTCAGAATAATTTGAGAGGTTGATATTATGGCTGAGAAAGTTACTATGAAACTACAAACACCTGCTGATGGTGCTGGTAGAAGAAAAGATATTCACCTTATTACAAGTAGTGATGAGGTAATAATTAACCCAGATACTCCAGATTCAATGACATTGACTGAGAAGCTTAAAACTCTTACTGATATTAAGATTCAGAGAGAGAAGCCTGATAGTCCTGGATTATGGGCTAGAATTATAGATTAATTATATAGGGATAAGAAATGATTTCTTATCCCTATATTTTATTTATCCGTATTTCAAAAAAAAACGATAATATACTATTTAAGTGTCCTAATAAATAAAATAAGTTTAGTAAAGGAGATTTTTATGTTTAAGAAGATGGATAAGAGAGTTAAAGGGTTCGTTATCATTTATGGTATTTGCTGGATTATTTCAGCAATCACATGTGCTGTTATCTATTTCAAATGGGTTTCTGAAGCTAGGGAACTTCAGAAGAGAGCCAACGCAGTTATTGAGAGAGATATATTCAAAGAATGCTTTGCTAATCTCCAATCAGTAGGTAGTAAACTGGCTAAGTATATGCCATCAGGTAGCGAATGGGATGATCTACCTGATGTAAACGATGAAGAGTCGTTTACAAAATGGGCTGAAAACATACCAGACGAGGAGCCATCTGCTCAAGAGCGTATGCTCAAAGCATACCATGATGAGCAAAATCGTGAATACAGTGAGGATGATGATGAGTTATATTAAACTCGTTATTATCTAACAGTAGAAAAGAAGATGTGATGAAATATTCACATCTTCTTTTTTTATTTATCATTTTAAAATTGCAATAGGAAAATAATCATATATTATTTTTTTGTAACCAATAATCAAATTGTAATAGTAAAGGAGATTTTAAAAAATGAAGAAATTTGATTTGGAAAAGGTAACTAAGGTAGCAAAGCTTACATACTACACAACTATGGTTGTATCATCTATAGTTGGAATAGGTGTTTGGTTGTGGTGGTGGAAAGACTGTAAGAAGTCAATTAAGGAAGTACTTGAAAGAGTTCCTGAAGATGATTTTGAAGAGGGCGACTATATAGTTAATCCTGATTTGAATTATGGCAAGTGGGATGATTCGCCATATGTTAGTTATCAAGATGCTCTCATGGAGTGGGTTGATAGACTTGAAAATGAATCTGATGAGATACCAGTAGATAGCATTATCAAAGACTTCGAAAAGAAGTTGAGTGAAGAAATTGATAATCTTACGGAAGATGAAGAAGCTGCGTTAGACCAGGGTATTATTCACAGTAAGAAATGGGACGAGAAGAAGAAAACTTCTAAAGGTATCACTCCATTCGACGAGTAATATTTTCTATGTTCCATAACGAGAGATAGGTTCAATACCTATCTCTTATTTTTTATAAAAAATAAGAGAGGTAAAAAAATGAAGATTGAAGTAAGAAAAATTGATTTAGACACATTACATGGTGTAATCTATAAAGGTACTTTTGATAGTGCTGATGACCAAGTATATCTGGATTTAAATAAGGTGTTGATTCTCCTTAATAAGTTTAATAACGATAATTCATATGATGATATGAATAGTTTATTAGACTCTCTTATAGATAACTGTAGTGTTATGCTTAAATGGAAGTTCGAAAAACTTAGTACATCAGAATGTGACTCGATAAAAAGGATTATTGAAAGTATATTTAAATTATTCATATCGGCTGCTGAGTATGATATTCTAACAAGTAAAAGAACGATGAATGAGTTGATGTTATTAGGTAAGATATTCAATATATCAGCTTGTCCTGCAAATAATAAACTCACTGATTTGACTACTCTTATTGAAAGAATTTTATTGTTAATAAATTATTTCAGAATGAGAAAAGTTGAATTATATAGAGAGCATCAACACGAAGGGAAGAAATAAAGTATGGGACTAAATAAAACTCTTATTAGATTAGAGAATATACATCAGTATACAATGCCATGTACAGAATACGAACGTATGATTATCCAAGATATTGTAGATAGATTATCCTCATATATATCAACAGCAGGTTCATCTGTCAAAGAAGCAATATATGAATTACGTAATAAACTAGATATAGTGCTATTTTGGGATTTCAATTCATTATATCCAGTTAGTAGGCAGGCTGTCTCAAAAGTAATGCATAACATATATTGCATACTTACAGGTCATAGTGATAGTGAAGCATACAGTATTGCTAGATTTATTGAATGGACAGATGTATCTACAAAGAAATTATATGACTATGCTGTATCAAGAGCACCAGAAGAATTTATACCAACTATCAACCATATACTGTTAATCAGGTCATTATTTGATTCATATATATCTGGTGAAAATTCTCCAGAATCTAGATATGTATTGAAAGAAGAACCAGAAAATGAGATAGATGAAGTAGTTATTGAAGAGAAAGGAAATGAGGAAACTATGGAAACAAAGAAAGTTATGTTAATTGAGGTATCGTCAGAGGAGTTTAATGACGCTAGGAAAATGATTGGTGAGACAATATTTGAGGAATGTGATATTCGTATATATCAGGATTTGTCAGCTATTGCTTTCCACTTAAATAGATTTATTCCTAATAATGATATGAGTGAGTTAGATAAAGCTATTAATGCTATATCTGATACATTCATGTGGTCATTCAGCGATTTGAATAAGCAGTATAAGAACGGTAGAGAAGGCTTAAAGAAAATACTTGGTGCTTTCTGTAGCCAGATTACTATAAATATACTGACATCGGCAGGACTTGGTGACGATAATGAAACAGAGTTCTACAATTGCGTTAGTAGAAATAAAGCTCAAAATATAACTGATGACGATATTGCTGAGTATTCAAAATTCTTGAAAATGGTGGTTGCATCATTACAGTATTTCAAACAGTTGAAGGCATCTTGTATGTCTGGTGAGGCTAGGGTGATTTATGTTTAAAGTACTTGGTAAAGATGCATTTGATAAATTAAGAGTAAAAATAAACAGTATTGTCGAATTATCCTGTTTTAAAGAAGACGAGTTTACAATCCATATGGAATTAGAAAATACCTATATCAAGCTTATAGAATTTGGTATGAGACCAGATAATTTATATGATGTATATGACTCATTTGATAATATGGATATCTGGGATATTGACGATATGGATGAAGTTGGCTTAAAGTTAATAATCGATATATTCGATACAATGGGTGAAATGATTATGGGTGATTTATGGAATGATGATGAATTATTCGATTCGTCAAATATGGATTTCCTCATATCGTACCTATATTACGAAGATGACGATTATGTAAATGAACGGAAAATGATAGTGAATAGTTTATTTAAAATCATCATCTTCTTGAAAAGCATTATAATAAATGAAAAGATTAATGCAATTAGAAATGGTGGTGAAGATAATGTATCTGAGAACTAAGGTGAAAATTGATAAACTAGATGGTGATGTTCACATTATGATTAATGATTTATATGAAGCATTATCTATATATGAATTAAATAAATCAAATCTAGATGATATTATTGTAAAACTCTGGGAAGTCTTTTATGACTCTGGTTCTGGTAAGTTCGATGAATATAAGGTTGATATAACAGTAATCTTTATAGAAATTCTCAAATTCTTTACAAAGAAGAAAAAAGGATTATTTGACGAATATTTATTATATGAAGAACACGATAAAGAGATGATTGAAGGGTATATGTGTGATATGTATTTACTAAAATATATGGAACCAGATGAATTACAAATGGTATTAGCAATCTATCGAGTGTATCGCTATTTCAGAAGTAAAAGATGTATCTAAGAAATAATTTGGGTGGGGTTTATAATAAACCCCATTCATTTTTTTACAGACCACATCTACTTAAATTATTAATAATAGAAAGAAGATTTTATTATGGTAAGTGAAATAAAAGAAGCCGTTGATGGTTTGGTATGTACCGATTTAAAAGTAGTACTGTATGGTTTGGTTGATTCATTTGAAAAGCGTAGATGGGCTAATATGAAGAAATACGCTAATAAATGTATTAATAGAGAAGTATGGGGTGTTATCAAATCAATAGAATTAGAAAGAGTAGATAATATCTTAAATATGATTTTTAAGAAAATCAATAAAGATGTTATTGCAAATGTAGAAAAGCTTTGTGAAACTAATACAGAGATGAATAGCACTAATTTAGAAGGTTTATTAGCTAAGATAGATAGTTTAGAAATTATGTTCAATGAAGCAACACAAGGATCATTATTTCGTAAGAATGCTAATAGATTAAATATGCTGTATATATTTGCACATACAGCATATGAAAATAAGTATTTAAAGAGAAGCAATGAGATTCATATATAAATAATAAAGAAGGGAGATGAGTTTTTATGGAAAGTATAATTGGAACTACGTATAATAAGGATTCAGAGACTGCAACTTACATACATCTTAACGATATGCTATTATTAGTACATCATTGGTGTGGTGAAACAGATGATGGATATATGGATGAGTGGTCGATACATCATAGTTTGTTATCCGGTGAGACAGATGTGATAATTATATGGTATGTATATCAACGCGGATATGTTGATGTAGCTTCCTATAAATATCCAGATGGGTTTGATATTCAAAAACTTAGAGAAATTATGAAGGAAGCGTTTAATACTATAATGCCTAATGATATTATGTATCGTATATTAGAAGCATCACTAAAAGTTGGTAAAGAGAATGATGTATTTGAAGACAGTAACGAAGAACTTGAAGATGAAAGGAAGGTTTTATGTCAAACATAATAGGAACTGTGTACAAGAATGATTCAAAAACTGAATATACTACTAACACTTATTTGCATTTCAATGGTGCAGTATTATTAATATATCATTGGGGTGGTGAAACCACTGACGGGTATATGGATGAATGGTCAATATCACATACTTTATTATCTGGTGAGCATGACTTAGTTATTAAATGGTATATTTATAAAAATGGGCATGTTGATGTGACTAATTGTAAATATCCAAAGGGATTCGATATTCAAGAACTTAAAGAAATCATAAAGGAAGAAATTAATATTACAATACCTACTAATATGGGTATTCATAGTTTAACTTAAGAAATATGGGATAGATAACTATTATCTATCCCATATATTTTTTTATCCGTAAAATGAGGATATCTGATAATATACTATTTCTGTGTCAATAATAAAAATACTTAGTCTTAGGAGGACAATAATATGAAGTACAGAGTAGTTAAGAAAATCGCAAAGCAGTTTTTACAGAGAAAAAGAACATACCCTCTGCATTATGAGGAGTGCATTACGCACACCGATGGTAGACCAGGAGTCGATCAATGGTGGGCGTATCCCCCAGTAAAGATTGAAAGAGAAATCTACCGTCAGGCGAGAGCCATGGGGTGGAGTGGTTGTCACTGGGACAACCCACTCATAGTTAAGTACGACGAAAGTCGTCTTAACGAGTGGGAAGAAATGAATCCTGGGAGAAGGGGAAAAAAAACCACTTTCCCCCACCCCTCGG